CACGATGAAGGCGAGCATGAATGCTTTAGCGAAACTTGCGATGGCATCATGGGGCGCGTAATTAGTCCGACTCCCGTTATCTTTCGCGGATCAGGCTTCTATAAAACGGATAACCGATGACAACGGGTGAATATGAGGAAGATACAGCTCAATGCACGCGATGTGAGAGCGAAGTAGATCCAGCAACTTTGGTTGCTTACGGTGACTGGGAACTATGCGAGATATGTCAGGGGGATATATGACAGAGAAAAAGGTAGGCAAACATTGGTTCGTCTATGGCCGCAAGTCAGGGCTAGGCATTGGTTTTGACATATCCAAGTACGGGATAAATATTGAATTGGGATTATGGTATGTGGGGGTAGAGTTCTGATGATTATTGGACTGAGCGGATATGCCCAAGTGGGCAAAGATTCAGTTGCCAAGATACTTGTTGAGAACTACGGATACTCCCGCATAGCTTTTGCAGATGTTATCAAAGTCGCTTGTTATCGCCTGAACCCTATTGTCACCTATGACGGTATGCGCTTGAAGCATTTGGTGGATTTGGAAGGATGGGAGATTGCGAAGTCAGTTCCCGAAGTTCGCCGGATATTGCAGGTCATGGGCAGTGAAGTAGGGCGCGACATGATAGATCCGCAAATCTGGGTAGAGCTAACGATGAACAACACCCGAAACAATGACAGTATCGTGGTAAGCGATGTTCGATTCCGCAACGAAGCGGAAGAAATCAAGTGGAAGGGTGGGCAGGTGTGGCGCATCAGTCGCATAGACCGAGATGCTCCTATCAATGTCCACCGTTCAGAGACAGATTTAGATAACTGGACATTTGACCAGTACATTGCCAATAACGGCTCGTTAGATGATTTAGAGCGCGAAGTACATCTACTGATGGAGAAGCAAAAGTGAACTTTCCACTATTCGTAATCGGCTACTTAGTCGCGGTCAATCTCATCGGAATAGCTATAGGTATTTACGGTCTCGGTTCGGCAAAGGGGTGGTGGCGATGACCGAAGAAGGCGTAGTCAGGTGTACAGGATGCGGATCATGGATGTTGGCTAGGCTCAGCCCATGCCCAGTCTGTAGTAAAATTATCCAAACAAAGAAAGGGGTCAGCAATGCTGAATCTAATCAAAGTGGGGCAACCATGTTAGCCGTAAGAGAAACGGACAAAGGTCAAGCCTGAAGTTTGAAGCGCGACTCCTAGCAGTAGCCGCAATAGCGGTAGGAATCGTGCTAGCAACCCCGGCTGTAGCAACTAGCCCACGCTTTACGGATATGAGAACGCCAATAGCGGCCAAGTATCACGCAAAGAGCCAACTAGAAGTATTTGGTTGGGCTTCAAATGAATGGGTATGTTTATCAAGCCTATGGGGTCGCGAATCAGGCTGGAATCCAAATGCTCGCAACAAGACCGCAGTTCGAGTCTATAAGGGCGGAAAGATAGTCAAAGTTCATGCAGGAGGAATCCCGCAGATACTTGGCATGAATCCACGGCTGAGCGTTCCAGAGCAGGTCAATCAAGGTCTAACCTATGTAAAGTCTCGGTATGGATCACCGTGCAGAGCTAAATATTTCTGGGATAGACATAACTGGTATTAGGAGGCAAAGTGAAGGCAGTAAGTTTATTCGCCGGAGTCGGTGGATTTGATTTGGCATTACAGCGCAACGGAATAGAAGTTGTCGCATCGGTAGAGATAGATAAAAAAGCTCAGGATGTGTTGCGCCGACACTTCCCAAACGCAACCATCTTTGGCGATATCACGGAGGTAACAGGTGAACAACTTATCAACGCAGGATTTACTCCCGACGATGGAATCATTACAGGTGGATTCCCTTGTCAAGATTTATCAGTTGCCGGTAAGCGAGCAGGATTGGCAGGAAAACGGTCTGGACTTTTCTGGGAAATCTGTAGAATCCTTGACGAAACAGGAGCGCAAAACTTTATCCTCGAAAATGTGCCCGGTCTTCTTTCCTCCAATAACGGAAGCGACATGGCCGCAGTCATTGAAGCGTTGGTCGAGCGCGGGTATCGCGTGGGATGGCGGGTGCTTGATGCTCAATACTTCGGAGTTCCCCAACGCCGCCGTAGAGTCTTCATTGTCGGATGTGCTAGAAACTCAGGGAGATCACCTGAAGAAATACTCGCTATCGCCGAAAGCCGCACTCGGTATCTTGCGCAGGGCAAATCGAAGGGAAAAGACACTGCCACCAAAACTTCAGCAGGCTTTAGAGAAGGTAGCTTCGGACAATTTATCGAATCCGATACAAGTGCAACTCTAAAAGCATCTGGTGGAGTTCTAGGGGGGGGCAGCGAGACATTGTGGACACATTGACAGTTTCAGATTTAACGAAAGGAATGACCTCACATCAGGCAGTTGCATCAAATCTTTTGCAGGTGATGAATGTATTTCGTGAAAGCTAAACGCGCACAGAATGTCAATGACTTTGAAACTTGGAATGAGGGGGGGGTGTCACCAACATTGAACGCAATGGATAACAACGGAGAGGCATTTGCAACAGTTCTCATCATTGATGGAACAAGGGTTGACGATGTAAGAATCCATGAATCAGTATCGCCTACAGTTCCGACTTATTGGGGAACGGGAGGATCGCGAGTGCCTTATATTTATCCGATTCAAGGAACTATTATTGGTCGTTCCGATAATGCAGGGCCAAATGGCAAAGGATTTGGGGAAGATGGTGAGCCGATGTACACGATTGATACTGTCGGAGGTCATGGCATAGCTACCGAAACCCTTGTGCGCCGATTGACTCCAACCGAGTGCGAGCGCCTTCAAGGATTTCCTGATGGTTGGACTGACGGGCAGGCCGATTCCAACCGATATAAGCAGATGGGAAATGCAGTTGCAGTTCCTGTTGTAGAATGGATCATCAACGGTATTAGGAGGCAAAGTGGGTTTTTATTCTGAAGAAGCGTTTAAATCATCACTTGATGATACTTGGACAACTCCGCGTTCTTTCTACCGCTCTTTAACCGAGTTTAATTTTGGATTAGATGCGGCGGCTTTGCAATCATCAACGCTTGTTCCCGATAACTGGTACGGCCCGGATCACTTGGATATTTCACGCAGAGATGCGTTAGTCCGAGATTGGCATAAAGATACCGATAAAGATGTGTGGCTGAATCCTCCATACGGTAGAACTATGAAGCTCTGGATGGCTAAAGCTGAATTAGAGTCGCGGGGGGGGGTGCGCGTAGTGTGCCTTGTACCGGCGCGAACTGATACGGCTTGGTGGCACGATCATTGTATGAAGCATGAAGTAAGGTTTATACGCGGTAGATTAAAATTTGGAGATGGCAAGAATTCTGCGCCATTTCCATCGGCTTTAATAATTATGGAAAAGTAAGTAAGATATAGAGTTCCTTAGAGCCGTTTCTCTAAGGCATCGGCGCGACACGGAGAAGGTCGTACCGTCACGCAAGACCCGCTAACGATTTGCCTCCTTAGCGGGTCTTTGCACTTCTTACCGATATTCTCATCCCATGACTACTATCGTTGCTGCGCAATACCCTGAAAAAGCGGTTATCTTCTGCGACAATCAGGTAACAAGCGGCCATATCAGATATAACGATAGGCGCATGGCTAAGATTAGTAAGCGCGGGGAATTCCTTATTGCGGGAGCGGGAGAAGTCCAGCCTTGCGATATCGCTCAACATCTATGGACTCCACCATCACCAACGGCTAAAGACTTGCGCAATCTGTATCACTTTATGATTGCAAAAGTCATGGCATCACTTCGAGAATGCCTGAAGTCCAACGGATATAACTTTGATGAGCCTACAGATGAGGATTACCGATTCAAATTCATCTTGGCAGTAGCCGGCGAACTCTTTGAAATAGACGATGACTGCTCGGTATGTGTCCGAGATGACGGTCTATATGGAATTGGATCAGGGAGCGAGTTTGCACTTGGCGCTCTACACGCAGGAGCTACACCGCTGCAGGCTTTAGAGATAGCCAGCAAGTTAGATGTTTATACCAGCAAGCCATTCATGAAGCGAGAGAGCCGCAAACCTTGAAAAAGGAGATTGCGGAGACAGTTCTTAATCGAGCCGGGTATTACTGCGAAGCCTGCGGAAAGCCGGGGCAGAACTTTGCACTACATCACCGCAGGTTGCGCTCGCAGGGCGGTAAAGACGAACCCTGCAACCTGATAGCAGTCCATCACGAATGCCATAATCTAGGCACTAACTCCATCCATTCGCAAGTAGGCACATCTATAGAAAAAGGCTTCATCGTGCCAAGTTGGGCTGATCCTGCTACTTATCCCTTACACAGACCAGACGGAAGTAAGGTATTGTTGGATAACAAAGGCTCTTACTCTGAGATAGAAGGTATGGAAGATGGCACAAATAGAGGTAGTTGGTAACGCTGGAAGCGATGCAGAACTCAAGTTCATTAAAGGCGCTAAAGGCGAGTTTGCAATAGCAAATATTTCGCTTGCTGAAAGTCCACGCGAATATAAAAACGGCGAATGGGTGCAAGGCGAAACTATTTGGTGGAAAGTCAGCGCAACAGGCGATTTAGCTGAGTGGCTTGGCGATAACGAACTTAAAGGCACGAAACTCTTGGTAAAAGGCGAATTGAAGCAATTTGAATATAAGGGTCGCGATGGCAACATAAAGCAGGGATTTGAAATCCGCGCCAAGATAATTGCAATAGTTGGAACGCTCAAGCGCAAATATGAAACAGGATTTTACGATGGCAAGAACAAGGTGGCTACAACTGAGGAATCAGCATGGCCGTTCTAATGTCATCTCGGGAAGTATGCGAATACTTAGGCATCAAGTTAAATAATCTCTATCAGATTCGCTCACGCGGAAGCTTGAACTGGACAGAGAAAAAGGGCAAAGCTGTGTTCTTTGATCGCGAGAAGGTAGAAGTCTATAAAGCGAAACGAGACAATACCGTTCAATGAAATGTATCTTGTGCCGTAAAGACACGGGGCGTTCGTTATGCGTAAGATGTTGGGATTACTCGATAGATAAACTCAAATCCTTTGCGAAGAAGTATGACGAATTAGCTGATGAACTCTTACCTTCTCAGGGTAGTGGCGAGCGCGTAGGGGGAAGTAAAACCCCGCCTATCCCCGTCAAACTAGAGACCCTGCATTTACGAAGCGGTGGAATCAGCAAACCTCTAATGGCACATGAGGCGCAGATACGGATAGAACGCCAGCACACACGCATCGTCTTTCGCGGGCAAGAAATCAACCGCATTACGATTACTTGTAAATATCTTACGGCGCAGGCTGAATGGATATTCAGGCACTATTCGAATGTAGATGGGCTGGCACAGGATATTGAGAGCATCAATCGCCGCATCAACGCTGTTCTAGGCTTTAGATCCGACTTGATGACGATAGGTACTTGCCCGGCGCAAGATGAAGCAGGTCAAGTCTGCGGAGCTAAACTTCAGGTAAATCCAGCCATGCTTAATACTTTTGACAATATTAAATGTAAGGCGTGTGGCACACAATGGAGTAGCGAGAAGTGGCGATTGTTAGGGCGAATGCTTACGGATAAGTGATATCCTTACATCAAGGCGCATTAGGAGTCGTGACCTTTTGCGCCCCTAATTTTATTGTGCTACATTTACCTCATAGTTATTGGGTGTTCACGACTTAAACCCAAGCGCGAGTAGTAATCGCGTAAACCGCCGTTAGAAGGCGTTACTTTTCCTTGCATACAAAAGCAAGCGAGCTACAAAACGATAAGTAGCGAATGACAAATAAATCTCTAAAACGAATTGCCTAGAGATGAGCGTGAAGGCTTACTTGTCATATATGGCGCAGTTGAGTGAAAACTCCCCGATTTCTATACCGAGATACTTCAGGTGACGGAAATGGGCTTGCCGAAAGCCCTCTCCTGCCCGATTGCTTAGGCTCAGGAAATGCTAAACTTGGCAGATGATAACTTTGAACGAAGCAATGCGGTTGTTCAAGATATCTCAGGCAACTGCTTATCGCTGGATTCGGCAGGATCGCATACGCAGTAAGATGATAGATAAAACTCGATACTTTGACATTGACGATTTGCAAAACGCCTACGAAAAACGCCGTGTGCTATAAGTTATGTGATAATCTACGCAGTATCTTGGAATAGGTCTATACTTCAGAAATGCAAATAGTTGCTGAAGATGTAACGCTCGCTGAAATAGACGAAGCGTTAAATCACCTGCGCTTAAA